TTGATCTGCCCTTGCTTCATCTTCACCATCTTGAAGTACAGAATTAGGAACAATGTTGTCAGCACTTTGATATGGGAGAATTGAAGATTCACCACCATCAGCAAATTTATTACGCATAAATCCGCCACGAGCAACAAAATCACCTACATCGCCTAAACCGCCTGAAAGATCAGAACTAGCATCAGCAACGTCTGTATTAAGATTTGATACATCCAAACCACTTGACAAATCACCTAAACTATTATCACCGCTATTTAAGCTTGCAGTATCAATAGATTTATCTGCACCACCTAAACCATCTCTAGTAGTAGTATTTGCAGCTTCGTCTGGCGTTTTTACTGGGTTAAGGCCAGCCGTTTGGGTAGAACTGCCAATTGTGTTTGCGTTAGGATCATAAGAATAAATATTATTAGTATCGCCAGAGGCAACTTTATCTGGCGTTTTAACGGGATTTGCATTAGCTGTTTTACCAACAGTTGTATTTCCAGTATTAGGATTATCTGGAGCAGCTCTATCCGTTGTTTTTGGCGCATTAGGATCAGGAGTTTTCCAATCCTTATATAAATCACGGCCTGTTTTAAGTGCGCCAATGCCTTTGGAAATATCGCCAATAGTGTCAGGCGTATGTTGCTGCGGAGCAGGCGCAGGTTTGAGTGGGCTAAGACCAGATGGTCCCTTTTGCGGGATACTTAAACCATTTTGTTTAAGCATATTCGCATACATCATTTGCTGAATAGCTAAAGGATTACCCAATCCAGCCGCAGGGGTCATCATTCCCATTTGAGCAAGATAAGGTGATACACATGACGAGCAACTTCCGCCAGACGCATAATGCTGACGACCATCGCCACCTGTAACAGCTCCACCCATCCAATCGCCAATTAAACCGCCTTGGGCAAAATGACCACGTTTTGCGGAATCTTTGGTCGCATCGTCATAATTAACAGTCTTATATCCTCCAGCAAGCCCAACGGCTTTAGGATGTTTGTGCTCAACTTCTTGGGCAATAAGACCAATATGTGTTTTTGGATCGCCTTTATAGTTGTAACGATAAACAGTTTGACCATCGTAAGTTTTACCGACAGGTTCAATGTTTTCCTTTAGACGGGCATCAGACGCAAACGCACCACCAGATGTGCTTGTATTTGTGGTAGAGCCAGATAATGCGCCAGTACCTTCGGCAATATTCGCCAAAAATTGTGTTGTCTGGAAGGGGTAGCCTTGCTTTTGCAAGAACTGATTGTAAAGAGCCGTTTTGCCAGCCTGACAAGTTTGTTGTTGTGCTGTACCAGCAGCCAAAGCAGCTTGACCGCCAGTAATAGCGGCGTTCTGTGCAGCAGCCCCAAGGCCACCGATCTGTTGAGCAGCTTGTAATTGACGAGCAGCATTGGCTTGTTGAGCAGCAAGACACACGCCCTGCTGTTGCTGCGCAACGCCTTGAGCCTGTGTATAACCTGCTGATAACAATGGGTTAATTGCGTTAGCATAAGCTAAATTTTGTTGACCCGCTAAATTAGCAGCAGCAATTCCAGCACGATCACCACCAAATGCGCCAGAACGGATAGCATTACCCGTTTGCCCAGCCATTTGCTGTGCTTGTTGCTGTTGCAGCAAACGGGATGATGAACCAACAACACACTGAATGTATGGGTTCATATATTTCTGTGTGCAAAGTGCATTAGGATTAATAGCGCCAGCTGCGCCTTGCGTAAGACCTAAAGCAGTTTGGAACGATGGAGCGGCAGCATTTTGGCTACCAACTATGTTGTTAATGCCGCTCTGTTGTGTTGGGTTTATACCAGCCACAAAGCCACAGGCAGTCGTGCTGTAGCATTTAAAGGGCGTATTAGGTTGACCAGTGCAAGGATTAATACCAGCAATCTGTTGAGCTTGGGCGTTGACGGCATTATATCGTGCCAATACCTCTGGGGGTATCTGCACAGTTTGTGTACTTGAGCCACCTTTTCCGCCGCCACCCATATTAATGCTCCGTCAGACCTTCGTGGTCGCCAGTTTTGCTGTTATACAGAAAATAGGCTCCAGCAGGATTACCAAAATGCTTTTCGTACAGACGAACTTTAGCCTCAGTGCGTTGGTTGGATAATATACCAATTAACAATGGAATACCCAAATCGTCTGCAACTTTTTTAGAAAAGTCGCATAATTTTCTAGCCCTACCACCCGTTGGGTAATTGCCACCCCGTGAGTTTCTAAAGTCAGGGTCCACGAAAACTGCCTTTTCTTCAAGTACATAGGAATTAGAATACCACATTTGTGTCACTCTTAGCAAAACCCCTGCTTCAAGTTGACCGCCTGGTTTTCCAATAACCCCACAAATTCCTTCCCAAAGATATAAAGCAGGTCTGATCATAGCTCTAACCCGATCCACATCTATATCCGTCATGCCATTTTCTTCCCAAAGCTTTAAAGCCAGACGAATAATTTCGTCCTCATCCTCTGGGGTTGCAATTCGTACTTCTACACCTTTTTTCATGCGCTTCCCTCAATCACGCTTTGGGCCAGGTAGTTTTTTTAGGGTATCAATTGTTTTGGCTCTCATGGTTTTAACCCAATCATCCAAAACTCGATGCCCTGTGTCTAAATCCCCATCCCCAGCCCATTGGACTTGATGAGGAGCCAGAACATATTCCCCGCCAGCAGCAACAATTGGAACTGATCCAGTTGATCCGCCGTGGGCTTTATTAGGTAAATCTGCCCCATAGGGAGAAGTTGGCTGGCTATAAGCCGTATCAGCTTGTCCATAAGGAGTGCCGCCAAAAATACGTTTCATTTGTTTAAATCCTGCCATTGTATTTCCTTCACCCATTGAGGAAATAATATCGGCAGGAATAACGTATGACCCTGAAGGAACGTGCATAGGTAAATGATCTGTACGACCAGCTACAGGACTGTGTATTGGCCCCACATGAAGCATTGGACCAGTATAAGTTGTATTAACTTGAGGAGTAGGGCTACCTGAAAAATACCCACCCATATCACGACCCTTACGGGCTATATTTAATGCAGCAGCCACAGCTTGATCTTGAGGATGACCCGAATGAACCATCTCTGCAATATTGCTGCTTATCGTTTGTTGGGATGACCCTTTTTTAAGTGGCATGGCTATTATCCCAAAGCATAAGTTACGTTAATGGATTGACCTGCGCCTGGCTTTATAACCAAACCATTTGTGAATATTTGACCAGTTTCAAATACGCCCAATGTTTCTACTGTGGCACAAAGCTGATTAGCCGCCGCAGCATCGGCTATTGTGGCACTATCATAAACTCCACCCACACCCGTTCCAGCAACTACAACAGCATAATTCACCAATCGACCCTTACCTGTAACAACAAGAGTGTTAGCAGTCACAGTAGCAGAAGTTGCTGTTCCTTGAAACTTAATGTTATTAGAAGCGATGTTATTTAAAGCAACAACACCATTTTTTTGAGTAGTTAGAATATCGGATAATGATGCACTCATTAGTATCTTCCATCGGGTTGATAGCGGTATCGCATATTGCCGATACGCCAGAATGAGCCAATATCACTAGATCCTAGTTGAATAGAAACCAATCGACCCCTAAGCCTTGGGCTAACCCATTCGGTTCCCTGAGTTAAATTAAAAGGACCATAAGCGACTGGTGTATCGCCTGGGTAATTTGCCACATAAAACGTCAATTGAACGTTTGCCAATGGTGTTTGGTATGTTGCTCCGCCATTTGTGGGAGGTAAAAAATACCCCCACTTCATATCAGGCCATACTTGATCTATGAATGATTGCAAATCACCTTCCTGAATAACAAAATATCCAGTCTGGAAATTGCTAATCATTGGCGATCCGTCAGCATCAGCAGTAGTTTCATGCTGATAAATATAGCCATTGGAATCAGCACCAATTGGTGGGCCAAATACACTCTCGTTGATCCAAGCTGTACGTTGCAATACACCATAATCCCAACAATTAAGAACAACGTTGTACTTAACATAGGCATTTATTTCGCCGCTGTTTCCTTTTGTTGGATAAAACCAAGCAACTTCACCAAATCGGCTATTAACAGCTATGCGAATTTTATCCAAATTGCTTGTATCTAAGTCTTGGAAAATAACGTCCCAAACTGGACATTGAATAGGCTGCACACCACCGCCAGATAACATATAAAACTGTGATTGACCCATCCAATAAACTACGCCCATCATTGACGCAGCAGCTTTACGACCAATCAAACCGCAACCAGTACCGATTTCATTAAAGCTATAAACAAAATCAGGGCCAATATATTGCATAGACCAAAGGCCAAGATCAGTCCAGATAAGAGCTTGCTGTGGCCCTTGAATACATTGAACAATTCTTGAACCTTTTGGAATACGATAAGAACCTGCCTGATTGGTAATTTGACCCGCCCAGACAGTATAATTATTAACATCAGACCAACGAATTAATAACGGGTCAATAATTCCGTTAAATGTTGAACCCCATGCAACAAGCTGGCGTTGAGGCATTGCGACAAAAACACCATTATTGTTTGATGGTGCTTCAGGAATAATATTTGCAACTTGTGTTTGAGCTGTTGGGTTCCATGTAAATATTCCACCGCCCAATGGGTTTGAAATAAATACGCTACCCCAATTGTCTAATGTCCAATCAGTTGCTGTTATTGGTGTTCCAGTCTGTGCTGTTTCAGGTACGCCTGTTCCATAACCGCCAACGCCATACCCACCAACACCATAACCTGTGCTAGTAGCTAATGGGCCGATACCAATGTAGTACAAATAATAAGCGTTTCCGCCATTCATAAATGCGCTAGTCGAACTTGTAGCTAAATTGTTGTTTGTAATGACAAATTTGTTTGCATCAATGACATTAGTCACAAGATAATTGCCAGATATTGTAATACCGCCAATTGTTGTTGGTATTAAATCTGTATAAGTGCTGCCAACGCTATAACCATGATCAGGAAGCGTAACTGTAATGTCTGGGCTTCCGCTCACAACTGTATATAGCGGAACTGTGCCAGTATTTGATATTGTTCCAGCAACTGTTTGTGATCCAGTTGTTGTATTTGCATAAGAAACAGATCCAGCAGATGAAGCGGTTACTTGATAGTAACCATTATAACCAGTTGGTGTTACGCCACTAACTTGTATGTATGATCCAACAGGATAAACATAAGACCCAGAAAAAGTTAATGTTGCAACTGTTCCCGATCCAGATGCGCCAGTCGTTGTATTTGGTGTGCTTGTTGAAAAATAAGCAGGTGATGGATTTCCTAAAACATCGGTAGCTAAAATTTGATAAGTATCAGCAGAAACATAATAACATTGATAAACGCCAAATAATACTAAACCACCAACAGCAATAGGCGTTTCTATAAAAACACTATCGTAGTTACTGATATTGCTGCCAGTTTGAGTAATAGTAATAATATTACTTCCAGCTGTCGTAGAAACATTTACAGCTACTGATGCACTTGTAATTGTTTGCGGTGTTATATTTTGAACAGAACCGCCAGAATTTGGTATTACACCTAATGAATTGGTAGCGCCATAACCTAACCAAGTTTGAGCATTAATATCTTCCCAAGCCCATAATGCCCTGACAGGTGATCCGACTGAAACGGGTATAAATTTTTGCCATCCGCCATACTTTTGAACCAAGCCAAGGCCAGTACGATCAGGAATAAAACGAATAAGCTGGCTATACGATAAAGCTGCTTGGTTAAGGGCTGGTGTTTTGTTTTCATCTACACCTGGTATTAGTTGAAGTGAAGCATGAGGCATTATGGCCCCCGTGTAGGCGTAGCAACAGCTGAAGGTGAAGTAGATGACCAAGCAGATGCTTGGAATTTTTTGCGATACTCCTCCGCAATGGCACGAGCTACCATACTTTGATATTGGCTTTCGTAGCTTTGAGCTTGAGCAGGATCATCTGACATACGACCAAAGTTGCGCTGATATGCAGATACATAAACAAGCGATGCCATAATCAATAAATCTGGCAAATATGTGCTTATGAAGTTTGTGCTTGAACCAGCCTGACTTGAATTTGCAAACTGATATAAAGAAGGTGTGCGTATTGTACCAACAGCCAAAACACTATAATTCTGTTCTGGATAGGGGCCAACTATAAATAATTGAGATGTATTACCTGAAGTTGCCTGATCACCACCATAAACAGCAAAGTATTTAGGGGTTCCTGTAGCACCCGTTCCATAGGGATAAACGTTATTAATAAACTCTTTAGTTGTTGGAATTAAAGGAGCATTAACAACAGTTTGATCATTTGAGGTAACAGAAAATGTTTGTAATGTAACAAAATCATTAACTGAAATACTCAATGAATTATTACCAGAAGACAAATTGTAAGTATTTGTTGTCATTGATTGATTTAAATCTAAATCACGCTGAATACGAAGTTCAGCATAATTTAGCATCATAGGTATAATGGTATTAAAATTGGTATCAGGGTTTGATGTAGTACCGCCGTAGGTTACGTTAGCTAAATAATTAATGCCATTAATTGTGGTATTGGTTGCAGACGTAAAGGTTGGCACAATAGCCATCTCAGCCATTTGAGTGATGTAGCCATTGTACGTTAAGGCATTGGTTGCTGGAACGCTCATTTAACACCTTGGCAATATGCCTCACGGCGTGCATTATTTTCCTTTACATCGTGAATGGTTTGGTCGGTATCTTTGGGAGACCAACCAATACCAGTCCACACAGCGCAGGTACTACTTACGCTCAAAGGCATCTGGACTGCGCAACCCGTCAGGGCTGCTGTCAATAGCATCAACCCTATCACCAGCTTTAATGGCTTCATCGACCCGCTCCAGAGACTGCGCCGTTTCCTTAGCTTGATAGGCTGAAACTGCGTCTGAACTTATTTTGTAATATACCCCAAAAAGGGCAACAATTACAATGGCTGCTATAGCAACATACCGCCCTATAGGGGTAAGAAGAAAAGCAATCATACGCCATGCTCCTCTAAATGTTTTGACCGCCAATACCAAATTGCTGCCCCACAAAGGACAATAACTAAAAACAGGTCGAAAGTCGTATTGGATAAAAGCCCTTGTACCTGCGTAAGTAAGTCGTTTGCTGATTGCGCTTGACCAACAATGTCTGACGCATGATCGGCTGCGGTTTTAGCAACACCCGCCACGCCAATCGCAGATGTTGCCAAGGCTGTATTGCCTTGCTTACTGTCAGCCATCGTCTTGGTTTGCGGTACGTCAGGGGTAATGCGCTGTTCTTGCTCCTCAACGGGTTTGCCGCCCGTGTTCCACCAATCTGTTTCGGCGTTCCGACGACGGACAAGACCGGGCAATACCTTCCCGCCACCTTTTGTCCATTTTTGTAATTCTGCTGGAACCCGATCAAATTGTTTTGCATTGACACACTTCAAAAGAGTTGATGAAGCTAAATTGCCCCTACCAGCATTATAACAAAAATCGACCAATACATCGAATTGATGCTGTGAAAGTTCTACTTTAACAAGAGCTTTAACATCGTTTTCAAACTTAACCATATCAGCTGCCAAAATACGATTGGCATCTTCTTGTGATATAGTCATGCCCTCGGTTACTTCAGGCGCACCAGCAGCAGATGTATGACCATATCCAATAGTCAAAATACCTGCTGGACACCGATAAGCTGTTAATTTGCAACCTTCAAATTGTTTTGTAAGGGCGTTTAATCCGCCTTCAGACATATTCATAAGATCAACCTTTCACAGTTAAGAGATAAGCCACAAAAAAGGCAACAAAGATAAGGCACAGAAGTATTACAGCTACGCTTACCCAAATCATTAAACCACGCAAAAAGTTTTCACGTTCACGCTTGGCTTTTTCGGCAGCAAGTTTATCAGCTTTTTTAATACGGGTGATTTCTTCTTGTAGCCGTATCCACTCGCCATAGCCATATTCGGACACAAACAAGTTTTGAGCTTCCTGCATCATCTTGTTAATTTGCTGTTTAGCAGCATAAGCATCCATAGCCCTTTTTTCGGCAGTTTCTTTCGATTGAAAGATGCTTTTGGGCGGATCTGCAACAAGACGTGTAATTTCGCCGACAGAACCCATAAGGGAACTGACGTCCTGCATCATGCCTTGGATTTCCTTGCCAGCGGCTATGCCTGATTTAATAGCGCCATAGGCAGTCTGGGCTAACGCAAGTATTGTAAGAGGGTCCATGCCTCATCCCCAACATTGCACTTCCCTCTAAATGCTTATTAAAACTATATAATTTAATTGTGAAAGAAATTCTACCTAAATGACCAATCGTGGGACGATAAATAACCAATAATACCAGAGATAAGCGTACCAAGAACTATCATGATACGCCATCCACCTCTAGCTTCATGTAAAATTTGTAAAATCTCAGCCTGACTTCTTTTAATATCGACCATATCCTGTTCAACAATTTTAACTCTGGCTAGTAAATCGCCTATTGTTACGGATGTTTGGTCAAGATCAGACATTTTTTCATTCCTGCGGGGCGTCTGGTGTAGCCGTTGCATCAGCTGCTGGTGCAGCATTAGCTTGAGCCGCAGAAGCAAGTTGAGCATCCCCGTCAGCTTTAATTTTATTAATTAAAGCCTGTACCTCGGCAAAAGGACGAGAACCAAGGCAATTTAGGATGTAATTAACTTCTTCTACTGTTAAGGTTAAATTCACGTTCATTTTCCATTTCCCTCTGGTTTAATGATCGCAGTCGATGACTCACGATCTATATTTAATACACCAAAACAACAGATATTCCAATCCTCTCCATCACGTTCATCCGTAATTGGGACAGAAATATTTAAGTGCTTGAATAGGTATTCTTTGCTGTTGTCTTCAAATACCCGCCACACATGATCAGGCGTTCCACGCCCATCCATGCCACGGCTTTTGTTAAATCTGATGCTATACTTTGGCATTAGATTATTTCCGCTGCTGGAGCGGGACAAGCGGGCGGCGGTGCAAATTGAACGCTAAGATTAAAATGCACGAATTTAATTGGCTTTTTACCTGCATGACGACCAAATGAATGTGGCAACCAACCATTTGTAAAGACAATCATGCCAGGCTTAGGTTCAAAATTAATCATGTCGCTGGCTTCTGTAGCCATTGTCATGTTCGTTTCATCCAATCCAACGATTGTCTTGGCAGGGCGTGGGTCATGTATAACTAAACGTGAACAGCCTTCTGGCGTATCAAGAAAATAAAAACCTACGATTTGTGCGCCGAATTTATGGGTATGTTGTTCCATAAGGGAATGTTTGGAGTGTTCTTGTGTCCACATTTCCGTAAAAAACGTCTGCTTATTCTCCATGTTATATCCTTGATCTTTAAGAATATCCCATGCAGTTTGTGCAACGAACTTAGAAAAATCAGCAATTCGTGGATCATTAAAATAACTTTGCGACATATATACGGGATATATTTCGTTTTTAGGGTACGCTTTCTTTGCTTCACGAAGATTATCTTCGGAAACTTCCATCACAGATTTAAGGAAATCTAAACGCTGCGCCATATATACTAATGTTGGAAAGTATAAATACTTTTCAATTGGCGTTGGCGTATTACTCATCTCAACCCCCTCTGGTTGAACAGTATTTATATATCATCTTACACTTATCTCGCCAAGGCATTGCGGAAAGGATTTTCAGCGAAAGCAGCGTAAATGTATGTGTCAGATGTTGAGTTGTTGTAAGCACCAGTAGCATTTCTAATTTTAAATCCGTTTGACAGGATGTCGATGTATTGATTGCTTCCGCTAAACTCAGCTTGGCTTGAATCTGCTGTTAATGTGTTTTGCATCACATTATAAGTGTCTCTTGATGTGTCTTTAATTAACCATTCAGAACTTGAGCCACTAACAGTAGACGATTTAACCATAACCCAACGTGGCCTAAATCCGCAATATACAAACGGCCCATCCGTACTACCATTACCTGTGTAGATGCCAAATGCGGAATATCCTGCTATAGGCGCAAAGCAGTAGGCTACATAAGTTGCTGTATTAACATTTACTGGATCAGCGGTTCCAATTGAAAATACAGAAGATGTTGGAGATGTATTATTCCAATAAGTGCTACTAGATGCCGACGCTGCTGTGCTATCTAAAAGAAGATAATTAGTGTTTCCAATAGATGTATGATACACGCCCCAGTCTGATGTTGAACTGCGCTTTTTAGTAATAATCATAGATGGCGCAACACCAAGACCATGTCCTACAGTTGCTGCGCTTCCAGTACCAGTATATGTCACAATACTAAACCCAGCAGCCTGATTGACGCTGACAGTGCTTGTTATTGATCCGTTGGTGTTAGATCCAGATGTTCCTGATCCAGCGTTCCATTGCCATGCAACGTAAGTAGCGCCACTATTGTTATAGTTAGTGTCCGTACCAACAGTAAACCCGTTGCTGGAAAATGCAGTTAAACCATTTGTATCAGTTGTTTCTGCCGAAGTGCTGTCAGATACAAGTGCTTTAGTTACTCCACGCACAGTATCAGTCAACTTATGATCCGTTGCCGCAGAACGAGATTTAATCCATGTCAGGTCAGGCTCAAACGTCTTACCAAGTGCATTGTTCCCGCCATTGGACTGTGAGTTGACAGGAGACTGAGAAGATCCTGTTCCTGTGTAAAGCGTAGCAGCATTATATAAAGCGCCATTAGCAATAGCAGGAGTTGGTAGATTATATGTGTTTAATGCGCTAAATCCTGATGGTGGTGTGTATTTAAATGGTTGTTGACCGAAGTTAAATGGAACTGTAGCTGTTGTTGAACCATATTGAGATATGGCAGGAAATAACGTGCCAGTAAGTCCAGTAAATGCTGTTCCTTGGCTTACATTGTTTTTATAAAAAGTCAAAGTACCAGCGTTCATATCTAGTGCAATGCCGATAACATCACCAGTCGTATATGTTGCGCCATAGGAAGTTGAACTATTATTTAATTTATTTCCATTAAGAGCATAATATGCCCACCCATAAGAGTTAGCACCTAATGCACCAGTTGGTATGTATTGTTGATTTGCAACACCAATAATAAGGGCGGGTGGATTATATGAACCACCTACAGCCGTAATTGTTGCTTCCCAATACCACTTACCAGATGAAACACCAATACTTCCTATAATACCGCCATTATCCGTACCATAAGAAATACTTGCTGTTAAGTTTCCATCTACAACAGTGGAAGAAACACCTTTATTAACAGGATTCATCACAGCATAATTACTTGCCGCAGCACTCAGTGTTGGGCTGTCGATCATAGCATCGTATGTTGATCCAGCAGTCAGGCTGATATTATTGCACGTCCAGTTATTGCTGTTTCCTGAGCTGTCATAACCCAATGTTGTTGTGCTGGTCGTGTTATTAAAATTCAAATAGAACCCATTGGTTCCATAAGTACCAGCGTATTTAATTGGCTGCCATACACCTGTTGTCGTGCTGTATGAACCAAATGATGTCGGTGTTAATTGCTGACCATCAATAAAATTGACTTCAGCAAGGTAACCGTCATAATAAAATTGAGCATCACCACGTCGACCTATTTCGTGAACAATGTTGTTATCAATATAAAGCAATGAGTTTTGCGATGGATATGTCGCAGCTCCAAATGAAGTTATTTTAGCCCCATTAACATACATATTTATTCTGTTAGATGCAGTAGCCTGAGTTGTATCAACTGCAAGAACAATGTGATACCAAGATGATGGATCACGAAAAACTTGTGTTGTTAGAAGGTTTAATGATGTAGCACCAGAACCCCAAGAATAGAAATTAAGAGTGTCATCTGATTGAAATTCCAAAACGTGACCAGAACTTGAAGCATACGCATCGAAAATAGCCATGCGTGAACCTAACGAACCACGTTTCAACCAAATACTATATGTAAATGTTTGTCTATTGCTCGCACTTGCTGGCGTTCTGCTGAGATAAGCTGATGCACTAGAACGTATCCGCAATGAATTATTAATCAAATACTGACTAATTCCACCATAACCAAGAAAAATATTATAAATAGACATTATGTCAGTCCCCCTCCAGTAATGACAAACGTGTTAGAAGCAACGCATAATAACGTAGCTAACCCATATTGCGCAAGTGTTCTATTGCCAGTTGTTGATGTTCCAACCAAATACATTGTTACGCCTGAACCTTGCGTAATTGTCTGATTGGATGATGAGTTGTTGTAAATGGTCACATTTTGCCCAGCACTAAATACACCAGACGGGACAGTTATTCCACCTGTTGTAATGCTAATGGCTTGACCAGCATCAGTTGAAGTTAATGTGTAAGCAGTTGATTTGCTCTCAACAGGAACGGTTCTGACATTTGAAAGACTATCCGAAACAGTTCCGCCAGATGTTGCTATGTTGCCAGAAGCACTGATTGCGGCTGCTGATAATGTGCCTGTTAGTGTTGGCGAAGCAGACAATACAACAGAACCAGTACCCGTCGATGTTGTTGTTCCCGTACCACCAGCCAATACGGGCAGTGTACCCGCCGTTAGGGCTGATGAGGATGTAGAATAAATAGCGTTATTGGCAGCTGTAAAACCAGTAAGACCAGTGCCGCCATTTCCTGTGCCTAATGTCCCAGATGCCTGTGACATCGGAACATTTGTCGCATTAGTAAGGTTTATTGCGGATGGTGTGCCAAGGTTAGGTGTTGTAAGCGTAGGCGATGTAGCCAACACAATGCCGCCAGAACCTGTGACATTTTGCCCTAATGCTGTCTGCACACCCGTGCCAAAGGATGTAATTCCTGTGCCGCCTGAAGCGATTGGCAATGTACCAGTCGTTAATGCAGATGTTGATATGGCATATAAAGCGCCACCAGATGTGAATGATGTTAGGCCCGTGCCGCCATTTGTGGTCGCCAGTGTGCCAGCAAGCGTAACAGCACCTGATGTTGCCGTGCTTGGTGTGAAGCCTGTTGTGCCAGCACTAAATGACGTAACTAATGTGCCGCTGATATTTGCCCACGTTGGCGCTGATCCTGTATTCCCAACAAGATATTGCCCTGTTAAACCAGCAGATGTAACACCAAAGGCTGACGTACCATTTCCGTAAATAACACCATTTGTTGTGGCTGTATTTAACCCAGTACCGCCATTTGCAACGCCTAATGTTGAAATCCACGAAGGTGCTGATGTGCCGTTGGATTGGAGAATTTGACCAGATGTACCAGCCGCAGAGTAAGCGTGTGCTGTGCCTGTGCCGTAGCCCACGCCGCCTTGTGTTGGTGTAGCATTGCTGTTTGTG